CATTTTTTCGTTTGAACTCTATTTCAGAAATCATACTACCGTTGACTTTCCTTATGATATAGGAGTTACCAGTCTTACTATTAATAAAGAACAGACCTGTAGAACCACCCCAATATACATACAATATCATACCGATATAGGCGTTAGATGAACTCGCTAGGCGAACAACACATACTTCTTGAACGGAGTCTTTATTGCAAACCAATATAGGAGAAAGAACGCCTTTTCTCAAGAGCCCTTTACTTCCTAAATTGGCAATCGGCATTAGTTCTTCCAGAAGTGCAAACAGATAAATTTTATGTCAAAGAAACCGTCTTCCAGGTTCCCCAAGCACCATTCCACCATTTTATTCTAAACACTAAAAAACCACCATAGTTATTAGTCCTAAATTGTACTGTTGACTGTCCCAGATTATGACTGAAAACAAGAAGCGTTTGATCATTGTATGAAGTGCCTTTTATTGCATATACTCCAGGCTCATACACTTTATCAATATCGTCTTCAGTTTCTAACTGGATATACCCTTTTCCTTTAAATATAGTACTACTGCTAACTCCTAACAGTCCTTCCAGAACCAACCCCATGTTCTTCTACATAAAATCTATCATGTTTCTTGTGCCTTAGTCGCTTCATCGGGAAGTAACGGAGGCATTATCTTTAGAAAATGAAAGTTGGCAAAATTTTATTAGAGGTGAATTAATCACTTCATTTTTAAAATTGGTAATGTTCATTTCAGAAACATCTTCTAACATTACAATGACTTTCTCATCTTTAGAATCTATACCACAAGCAGAAATACCCAATTTTTTCCATACTCCAATTTCATCTTTGCTATTTATAAAATTTCTAATTTGCAAAAGTTCATTCATCGTATTAACACCCTCTTCTATAATGAATTGATTGCTTTTACATCTTTGTACAAGGTCTTTTTTATAATCTTTTATATTTGTTCCTTTTACTTTTATAACCAAGATGCCATCTTTAAAATAGCTACCACAATAATAATCAGGGTAAGAAGTTTGTTCACCTTCTGTTCTTGTTTTTACTTCAAAAGATGATTCTAAATTATTAATAATATCACTTGTATTATTTTCTACAGGTTGATTTGTTTCATTCACTGGAGAATCTAAATCAGTATCTGAACAAGAGTTAAGTCTAAATCCAAGGAATACAAATGTACTTAAAAATAAAATCCTTTTCATAAGCTCTTAATTTGAAGTTATCAGCTCTAAATTTAGAAAATAATCTGTTACGTTGTTTTTAGTGATAAGACTTTAATTATTTTTTTTAGTTTTCTTCTTGATAGTTCCAATAACATATCCCTTGGGGGGGCTGCCAGTCGTGCACCTTTCTTTTGTTTTTTCAGAATACCATTGTATCAATGGCCCTATATTACAAATATGTTGTATGTTGGTCTATATATAGTTTATTCTGTGCATTTTTTATGCATAAGATTTTTCTTTAAAATATTTGTTATAGCTTTGCTATCACAAATAACTGAATGTGTTTTTATTTTTTGATTCATTAAGCTTGGATGTTGTAAGGCATCTTGCTAGCAAAGCAGTTTGTATTGAAAAAGGCAGGATTGGTGAATCCCGCCTTTTTTAAATAGTTTTGATAAAATAAAATTTATATATAACTTTATAGCATCTATATTGAATTAAACTTAATTCTAAATCAGTAAAGGCGTTTACTGACAAAAATAGTCTAAATGCTATCGTTCGTGATGAATAATGGCATCTTTTTAGTTAATAATTTTTTTCACATACCATTTTAAATGAGTAATTATATACACCTTTGCTTGGGAAAGTGAGGGTGTATTTTTTATTGGTTAAAACGAACGATAAGTGCAAAAATATTTCTTTATAAAACTGAATCTTGTTCTGTAATAATAGAAAATAAGTAGATTCCATAAGTTCTATTTGTTTTCTATTAATGCTCTATGGCTTCTTGCATTCTCCGAATAATCGGAATATTGCTCCTGATTATTTTTTTCAATATGAATTGAATATGGAATAGTTTTCATTACTCTTTGTTGGGTAACTAGAAGCTTGATAACAATATTTATTACCATCAAGCTTCTTCCATTGTCACGATATGACAATGGATTTTGGTGTTTTGGCAGCGATGGTGCAAATGGATAAGAATATCTTGATTTTCTTGTTAAATAATAAAAGAATATCATTTATTGTTTTCAAGATTTGCTCTGATTTGTTTCAAAATCAGAAACGGTCCTCCCATCTTATAGTTCCCTAAGTTTTGTTTAGCTTGCATGATACAGCTTTCAATAGTAAGTTTCAAATTCGGAGTGAAAGCTGCTTTGTTAATCTGCATTTCTTTTGGAAGTTTATTGGCATGGTTATTGAACCATGCGATCATTTCATTCAATTCCTCTTCGGAATAAGATTTTTTTCAGTCATGATACATAAGTTGATGTTAATAGTGTGCAAAGATAAAGGAACATATAATTCATGGGTTATCTTTTAACAGAAATATTATCAAAATAAAAACCGTCCCTACTTATCACAAGCCGGAACGGTTCAGATTAGTTACGTTTTGACAATCTACTTCACATTTTATTGAACAAGATACCAATGGATTTGTTCAAAAGGATTTGCCTATTTCTAAAAATATTTGTTGTCACATTATTACGTATTACAAAAAAGGAGGGCATCGTGCATTACGAGCCCCCTCTCAAACTTTTATTATGAGATTGGCTTCTACTCCAAAATCACAGGGCAAAGATACGCAAAATTCTATTCTTTTCAGTTGATTGTGTAATCCAATTGGGAAATTGTATTTAAACAAATACCCCGACTCATCACGAGCCGGGGCAGTCCAATTTATAAATTTAAAGTCTTATGATGAAGATTGTCTGTTGCACCAATGCTTTACTATCAGCATAACGACAATCAAAACGGTTACATAAACACAGGCAAAACCAATTTGTTTAAGCAGCGTGGATTCTTTTTTCTCTTTTATGGTTTCTGATCGCTTTTTTTCATAAATATCAGAAGTAATATCCTTATCGGCTTTCACCTCCGTACTGTCTTTGGTTGCAGTTTCCTTCTTTCTATTTTTGCTGAAATCACCTTCTATATGCCCATCTGCCAGTAACGGAGGTTTATCGGTCAGACTGTCGGGCGGCTTTCGGGTATCATAGATACGAAAATCAATCACATAGTTACTATTAGTGGTAATAAGTTCGCTCAAAGAGGTACTTGATCCGTGTACGATGTTGACAGATTCACTGGCGCTATCTTTGCTGATTACTTCTACATCGGACTTGACAGCCTTATGCGAGCTGCCACATGATCCGAACAGCAGGAACAGACACATGAAGGGAGCCAGTAATATATGCCGGCTTACCCAGTTCATAACTCTAACCAACATAAGAGATATCATTTATGCGGTTCATCCACCCTCTCTTAAATTTATTATTGGTCGGACGCTTGCGGCATATATCCTCAATAAAGTCGAACCGGGCAATCTTAATCATGTCGAACAACTCACGCGGGTTCTTGGCATTTACAGCGGCAATGGTCTTGGGACCTACAATGCCATCCACCGTAACACCAAGCAAGCGTTGAGGAATCTTAATTCCGTGCGCACCGGATGCCCACACCCAATCAACCAATATATTAGCAACTGATTGCGATTTAATCTCGTCAGCTTTCCATCTGTCCCAATAATGCGGCTTGAGTACACGATTAACAACATCTTCACGGGTAAGTAGGTGTAAATCATCCACATCTATATCACCGTCACCATCCTTGTCATAGCCGCACGATTTCCATGTGCCGATAGTCACGCCCATATTGGTAGCTCCTCCCAAATCGTCAGGGTCATTTACAAAACCGCCTTCCCACTTTAGGATAAACGGTGCAAGTTTTCTTACGTCAGCCATACTACTCATTAATTATAATTATTCGATTTTATTTTCTTTGAATTCCGGCAGGATATATTGTATGTTAACCGCTGCTTCATGCAAGACCTTATGAAGTTCATCTTCATTCAAATCCGTTTCATCTGTAAACTCACAAAAGATATTTCCAACCCAATCTTGAGATGAATTAAGCCGTTTAATAGCCACGCTGTTGCATCCATTTGTTGATAATAGAGATTTGGCAACCTTATCCTTAACCTGGTTATCAATATCTGAGTAGAACATGAAAAGATTCTTTGCGAGAGTTTCTGCAAAAACGGCCACTTCACTCATGGGAAGTGATTGGATGTTTTCACGCATTCCGGCTATACCTTTTCGTTTTACCTCGAACTGCACCGAAAGAAAAGCTATATGCCCCAAAGGATGGGGTTGTACGATATATACCCTGTCTGCTTTCGTTTCATAAAGTACACGCCACAGCTCACCGAACACCTTGGCGGAGTTCTCACTGCGGTGGTAACTTCTTTTTTCCTCCTCTTTTTTAAAATATTCCACTTTTAAATCAGTCAGTTTGTTTTTAGTATACTGATTATAGGCGAAATAAGCTGCCAGCAATGTTCCGGCAGCACTAATAATGTTTGCAATATCTATTTCCATCACATTCACCGTTTAATTGTTATATGATAAATTATTCATCCTGTTTCTTTATTCTTTAGCTACTATGTTTTTTGAGAAAGCTGGCAGTTTTTCCAAAAAATGTATTGTCAATATGGTTTGTTTTACTATTTTTGTCAATTGTCTTTTAGGACTGTGACGGTTCATCCATGATCCTTCCGCCATATTGAAAGTCCTATAAAGAAAATGTGGATCTATATTTACCAAATTGTTTAATCTTACTGTCCTGTTATCATTAGTCAGTATGATTTGATTATCCCGGTTGTCTGAGAAGATTGCCGGGATTTTTATATATATGCAAAATAAATCCATATCCATATTGCTTACTATTCATATTTCACTATCTTTGTCAAGACTTTGTTAACCTGATTCTTTCAAAACTAGTATTGGACTTAACTTCCCCCCGTCAGACTGTGAAGCCAGACGGGGGATTTCATTACTTTAACAGATAGACAATAAAAAAAGAGCCCGATGACAATATTTATTGCCATCAAGCTCCTAGTTACAACTGCAAAGATAAGTAAACTCGCCCACATTCGGATAACTTTTGAGAAAATAGTGCAAAGTGTTTGAGAACTATAGAAATATGTAGCTTTGTTCCAGATTCTTCCAATTGTGGTTTTTGACCGTTTTTGAGGGAGTTAGGAAAACAAATCGCTACTTATCCGTTGCCTTTTCCGGGTTGAAAAAGAGGGTTGGAAATAGCTTCCATTTCTACTTTTCATATCCTGTTTATCACTGCATGGAACGATGTTTCTTGCTATGTCTATCATGCAAACTTAGTCATATTTTTCCATATTAGAAAAAAAGACAGGGTTTGTTTGTTAGGCGAAGGACCTTATTCTCCGTTCCGCTATATTTTTCATGCCATTCATTTGCTCGCTATATAATAATTTTGCAAACAAAGGAATTAGTTATGAATCAGGCAAATGTAAAGGTATCGTTCTACCTTAAAAAGAGCGAGGCGGATGTTGACGGAAACTGCCCTGTAATGGCTAAGTTAAGTGTCGGGAAATACTCGGAAGCGGCATTCAGTGTGAAAATGAAAGTGTCACAGTCGCGCTGGACTTCCGGACGTGCATCAGGCAAGAGTGTGGCAGCAAAGGAGATAAACAACCGTCTGGACGAGATTCGTGCGATGGCTTTAAGTATCTACTCAGAACTGTCGGCTGTACGTGACGGTGTGACAGCAGAAGAGGTAAAAAGTATTCTGCTTGGAATGGCCAGCGAACAGGAAACTCTTTTGGGCTACTTCAGACGATTTATCAATTGTTTTGAAAAGCGTGTGGGAGTAAACCGCACCATAGGAAGTCTGCGTGCTTACAAGAATGCCTACAACCATATCGAAAGATTCTTGCAGGCAAAATACAAACTTTCCGATATCCCGTTTTCTGCGCTGGACCGTTCCTTTATTGACAAGTATGATTTGTACCTTCGGACTGAACGCAATCTCGCCCCCGGAACAATCATCAATCTGACTGTACAACTGAAAACGATTGTCGGCGAGGCCATCGCTGACGGTATCATTACCGCCAGTCCGTTTTTGGGATACGAGCCGGTGCGTCCTAAAGCCGTACAGAAATATCTCACGGCAGAAGAGTTACATAGAATCATGACCACTCCGCTTCACAGACAGACATTATACCATGTCCGTGATATGTTTTTGTTTTCCTGTTTTACCGGGATTTCATATAGAGACATGTGTCTGCTGACCAAAAGCAACCTATGTTCAGCAGAAGATGGGACATGGTGGATAAAAAGTGCCAGACAGAAAACCAAAATAGAATTTGAGATTCCGCTGCTTGATTTGCCACTACAGATTCTGAAGAAGTACAGCGACACTGCTTCCGATGACAAGTTACTGCCGATGTACTGCAATTCCATGCTGAACCATTATTTGAAAGAGATTGCGCAAATCTGCCACATAAACCGTCCGTTGGTCTTTCATGCCGCGCGTCATACATACGCTACGGAAATAACCCTTTCCCATGGCGTACCCCTTGAAACAGTCAGCAAAATGCTCGGACACAGCCAGATAGAAACCACTCAGATTTATGCGAAAGTAACCGATGACAAGATAGATGCCGATACAAAGGCACTGAACCGGAAAATTTCAGAACGCTTTTCTGTCGTCATTTAATAAACCCTTAAATGGAAAGTATATGGAACAGAATATTGAGAAACAGAATACCAAACGCCGCAGCACATTTGCCGTGCTGTTTTACATCAACCGTACAAAAATACGCAAGGACGGGATGTGCCAGTTGTTGTGCAAGGTGAGCATCGATGCCGAATGGGCTCAGATAGGTACCAAAGTATCTGTCAATCCGGCTATCTGGAATCCGGAGAAAGGGCGTGCAGATGGACGAAGCGAGAATGCCGTTACTGTGAACCGCGCCATAGATGACCTGACAAGCGAGATAGCCGGACATTATGATCGGATAAAGAACAGCCTGGGTTTCATCACGGCAGAACTGGTCAAGAATGCAGTCAAAGGTATCGGACAGAAGCCGCTTACCCTGCTGGCTCTCTTCAGGGAGCATAATGAGGAATTCAAGAAACGTGTCGGGATAGACCGCATACGGGAGACATACGAGTCCTATCAGCGCTCATACAAACATCTTTCCGCATTTGTACGGGAAAAGAAGGGTATGGAAGATGTCACGTTGCGAAGTCTTGACAGGGTGTTCTATGACGATTTTGAAGTTTTCCTGTGCACCGACCGCAACCTGAAGCCCAAAAGCGTGCATGAGCATCTGTACCGCTTGAAGAAACTCACGGTGCGGGCTGTCAGTCAGGGCACGTTGAGACGGGACCCATACTGCCGTCTGCACCCCGAACTCCCCAAAAGAAGAAGCCGCCACATGAAGCTGGAGGACCTCAAGACATTGATGACTACTCCCGTAGAGAAGCCGCAATTACAATTCGTGAGGGATATGTTCATCTTTTCGACTTTTACCGGACTGGCATATGCGGATTTGAAGAAGCTGTCAGTAAATGATATTACGCAGGCAGACGACGGCACTTGGTGGATTCATATCCACCGCCAAAAGACCGATACGCTTTCCTCTGTCCGTCTGCTGGATATTCCTCTCCAAATCATAGAGAAGTACCGTAGCCAGAGAACCGGGGACAAGGTGTTCAACATTTACGGACGCTGTTATTTTATCATGTTGACAAAAGAATTGGGAAAGGCCTATGGATTTGATTTGACCTTCCACCAGGCCCGGCATAATTACGGAACCCACATCACTCTCTCGTTGGGTGTCCCGATAGAGACGGTAAGCCGTATGATGGGACATACCTCCATTTCCACCACGCAAATTTACGCGCAGGTTACGGACACAAAAGTAGACGAGGACATGAAACGCTTGAGAGCCACCGGCTTCGGTAACAGCATAGAATTATGTGAAGAGGATTTCACGACAAAGAAAAAACGGAAACGGAAATCGCAAGCCGTATGAAAAGGAGAACGGAGAAACAATCGCAACCCGGCAGGTCGTTTCTCCGTTCTGACTTTAATGATGCCAGCTATACCCAGCGTTGTTCTTCCCGGCACCGCTTATAGGCATCGTCCAGTATTTTCATAATGTCGGACTCTTTATAGAGAGCCTTTCCCTGTACCAGGTAGTAAGGGATTACACCGGATGTACGGTATTCCTGCAATGTGCGTCTGCTTACCCGCAAGACATTGGAAAGTTCTTCATCCGTAAGGAAGCGTTCACCGTTGAAGAGCGTTCTCGGGATTTCCTCCAATACCGAAAGCATCTTCTCCAATTTCTCCAATCCCTGAAACATCACATCAATGTGCGGGTCTTTCCTGTCTATGAAATGATAGCTCATAATCTGCTCTTTATTAAAGGGTGATAACTCAAATCCAACAATCTCTGTATATCTTCCGGCTTGTAGAAGAGCTTGTTCTTTATACGGCTGAAGGGAAGTATCCCTTTGGCCCGATATGCCTGAAGAGTCTTTTTGTTGATGCGGAGCACATCGCACACTTCCTGGTTGTCCAGCCAGTTTTTCAGGCCGAGGTCCTCTACCGGTCGGCAAATGTGTGTCATCCGTTCCTCAAATTTGCAGAAGCGGATACGCAGCTCTTCAAAAGTCTGTTTGTCAATACATACAAGTTCCATATTCTTTTCAGTTTAATTATTCCACCTGGTTTTTCAGTCTTGCCGGCATACGTTTCCCCTTCTGGTTGAGGAATGCCTCTACTTCAGAAGACTTGTAATAGGTACGCCCGTCAATCATGTAATACGCCACGAGTTTCTTCTGGCGGTACCGTGCGAGGGTGCGCTTGGTTATGCCGAGCAGTTCGCACATGTCCTGATTGTCCAGCAGCTTGTCGCCGTCAAGGGCGGAAGTCTGGCGGTTCATGCGGTTCAGTCTGTCTTCAATCTTGTCGAACCGTTCCATGATCTGATGAAGCATCATCTGGAAGGTCTCACGGTCTATCTGTATCATAATACGGTCTGTCTTTAAGTGTAAATAATCGGATGATTACACCTTGTCGCGCAACAGGTTATATCATGATATAGGGCTAACTGCATGCCAATGGCATCATATTTCATGGAATGGCATCGATATTCCATTGAAATACAGTGAAATAAAATTTATCAGAGAAAAGAAATGATGGAAATAAAACCTTGCAGAATGCAAGAAATCTCGCAAAATGCAAGTTACATCCTGCAAGGATTGCGGTAAATCAGGCGGCAGATACCGTTGGAAAAAGCAACGGCTTTATGCAACTGCCACTGCCGGGAAGGAAGAATGTTCTGTACGGAATGTCCCTTTCCCATAGAATAAGGAAATAGATAAACTATAAATTCATCCACAAGATTGTAGTGGAAAAGTCCCCGCAGAAGTTCAAGGGATTCTGTATCATGAACTTCTGCCAGATAGGTAAAAGAAGCGTTTTTGTGGTCTTTCTCGCAGAGCAGATCCAGAATGGAGTGAGGTAGAATCCAGGCATTGCAGTGTTCCCGCCAATGAACAAACCCTTTTCTATGGTTCATTACCCATTGCGTCAGCACGTTGTCAGGTTCCGGCAGGAAACCGTCCAGCGTCATTACCGTTACTGCTTGGATTTTTGACATATAAATCCTGTTTTAAATCCGGACCGGTAGCCGTTCCAAAAAAGAAGCGTGCAAACACACTACTTCTAATGGAGGCTCTGGAATGCCTTAACAGGAATAGGTGAATGCACGCTATGCGTAGGCATAGCATAAGCAATCACGCAATAGTTCCTGTTAATGTTAATTTTCCAGATTCCCATTAGAAACGCCTTGCGGTCTTATGTTATATACAATCG